ATCTGTACAGGTACCAGCCAAAGCACCATGATCAATATCTTCTTGTAATTGAGAAGCTATTAATCCTTCATATTGACTAACGTTTTTTGGGTATCTGGCTGGCCATACCAATGGACGGTATGAACGCTCAGCCAGCTTACGATAAACAGTAAAGGTAGTTTGAGGAGTCCCGAGATAACAAATCCGAGAATCACTTTTTGGCGTAAGGATAGATTCAGCTTCAGTACAGAGTTGAAGTAGTTTTTCACGCATTAACTCCGTCATGGAGTTTCCAGGAACTTCTATATCGTCCAAAATCATTAAATCCGCGCGACTTCCTGTTAGCTGACCAGTTATGCCCACCGACTTTACGCTTGGGGCTTGGTGAGGAGAACAGTTTACGTCGAAGCTGATGCGACTCCAGCGAGAATCGTCTGCTTTGGGTCGAAGATGATTTAGCCATGGGGTTTCAATAATAAGTTTCTGTAGAAAAATGGACATGTTGTCTGCTCTCTCTTTAGAGGCAGAAATTATCATTATTTTCTTTTCAGGATCTTTAAAGAGAGTCCAGAGGACGAAGGCTCCTGTGATCCAACTCTTTCCAACACCACGGAAAGCTTGAATCTGGAGACGTTTAGGTCCATGTTGAAGATAGTCTGCGATTGCATATTGTGCTCTAGTTGGGGACGGAAGATCTAACTGCTCCCATAATGCTTGTAGGAACAGCTTAAAATCTTCTCGTAGGGCGGTTACGACATCATTCATACTTTCCATCTATTACCAAATCCACTTGAATCAAGTGAGCTTGGATCTTTTTTAAGTTTATCTAAAACTGCATCTAAAGCTTTATCTTCTCCTCGTTTATAGTTTTCATTAACTTTAACACCCGGAGAGATAGTCTTTAGATTTGCAATAGTTTTAGCTTTAGGTGAGGCTTTCATTTTGCCTTTTCTTGGTCCTTGTGCCATAGTTAATCCTCGTACTTAGCTAATTCTTCTCTTAGCCATTTTAATTTAGCTTCATTATCAGCTATTACTTCTTCATCACTTCCTCTACTTTTTAGCATACTTTCTTCACGTTGCCAAGCTTTAATTGACTCACGATCTGGTCTTCCAATTTCCATTATTTCGTCAAATACCGCCTTAGCTTCAGCTTTACTAGCATTATGTGGTAAACTTTCAACTAATTTCATACCTTCAGTTCCAATAATTTCTTCCCATTGCGGTAATCCTTTTGTATGTAATTTTGAATCTGCAAATAATAAGAAATCTTCTCTCCAAGTTCTAGGTATACCTAACATTTCAGCTAAATGAGGGTTAGTTTCATGTTCTAACTTAGCACCACCTTGAATATTCTGTGTTCTAGGTTCAATTCTAGCAGATCTTCCAGTTGTAGGAGTACGTTCTAAAGGATCTGTAACTTGATCTAATTTATAACGAGTTGAGAACCAATGACCAGCATCATATTGAGTTAAAAACTTTTTATGTCTTGGAGTAAGTTTTCCTGATACTAATTCATCAGATAATTGCCTAATAGATAATCCATTTTTTCTAGCTGCTTCTTGTACTGCACCAAAACCTTTAGCATAAGTTTTAAGATATTCTTCAATAAGTTCTGGATTATCTGGAAATTCAGCTGCTGCAAATTTTCTTAATTCTGGCTCAGGTACTTTCATTAAATTTAATCTAACACCTTTAGATGCATTACGTTTAGTTCTAGAAGGAAATGTTAGAAAATTAGCATTATTTGTTGTTAAAAACTTTGTCATACCTTGGATGTCTTTGACATCTCCAGCATCATCAACTATATTTGCGATAGATCCTCTTTTTATTTCACCAGATAATAACTTTTCTTTACGAGTAGGGTCTGCTTCTACAAAATCTTGTATAGCTTTTCTAGGAGCTTCTAAAGAACCACCTTTTTTATATGTAACTGTAGGTACTGAAGTAGCTTGTAGACTTTGAGCTGATCTACGATTAGATAATTGAGTTCTATTAGCATTTTCTAGAACATTCATCATTTGTATTGAATTACCACTATTAGCAGCATCAATAAATAATTTAGATTCTTCTCCAACTAATTTTGTAGCATTAAAAATATCTGTATTATTCTTCATCAATTTAGCTGTATTCTTCCCAGCATCAGTTAATTGAGAACCGAACTTTTTAAAGACGGTCTCAATTCCTGTACTAGCAGCTTGAACTAATGGTTTAGTTAAACCCATGAGCTACCTCCTACTTCTTTTTCTTTTGACTTCTTTGATATATTGCCCATCTTTCATCACCTGTAAAAGCTCCAGATTTAGCGGCTGGACTATTACGAGTTTTCTTTATCCATGCAGCTTTATCGGTTGAAGTAGATTTAGAACTGGATTTAGAACTGGATTTAGAACTGGATTTAGAAGTAGAAGAGGATCTATTCTTTGCGCCTGAACCTCTTCTTCGATTTCTCGTTCTAGAGGCTTCTCTTGCTGCTTCTAGTCTTGCAGCTTTTTCTGCTTTTTTCTTTCTTGTTGCTTCAGCTGAACCATCTAATTCAGCTCTTTCTTTTTTAAGGTTGCTAGCTTTCTGCCCTGCTCCACCCTGCCGACGTCTATTCTTTTTAAGGGATGCGTCAATTTCTGCAATTCTTAACTTGTCCTTTTTCTTTTGTCTGGATTTAGCTCCCCATTTGAACGGATTAAGTTGTACCATGATAATTAGTTAGATTTACGTTTTACTTTTAGACGGCTTTTACGATTAGAAGAGGCTTTCTCCCAACCGTGTTTTCCGGGACCATTCTTGTTATGAGAGGCGTCCATTCCATCTCCAACTTTTCCTCCCGGTAATTTAGCAGCTAATCTGTCTGCTTCAAGGCGGATCTTACGACCCGGACCTTTCATATACGCTTTTTGTTGTTTTAAGCGTTTAGCTCTAGCTTTAGGATTCTTCCTATAGTATTTAGCGGTTGACGCCACTGTAGAGCCTCCGATTTACAAGTTCTGGATCTACTTTTGGCATTATCCTATTTAACTTGTCTAACGGGTTGCCATCATAAGCAACACCACTTATATCATTGATCTTCAGCCAATCACAGGCTGCTTTTAAGTCCTGAGTGCTAGCCTCACCACTCTTAACCCTTTTAAGGAATTCAGTAGTGACGAGGTTATGCAGTTCATTAAACTGTTGTTCAGTGGCTTTAGCCATTACTTTTTCTTTTTAGTTGAATACTTTTTCCTCATTTTTTCTTTCCACATCTCATCTCGTTTCTCTTGTAGTTCAACTTGCCTTTGCTGAGTAGGTGTTAACGATGAGCCACTCCATCTCGTATTTTTCTTAGGAGTAGTCTTACGCTGTTCTAGTTTAGGAGTAGCATTTCTTATTTGTTCAGCTCTTTTTTTAGTAGTACGACCACCAGCAGCTGTACCTCCATCTACTTTTACTCGTACAACTTGGAGTTTCTTTGGTTTCCGATCCAAATAATCTGGACCAGTTCTTTTGTTAGGCATAACTTAGGAGAATAGTTTTTCTTTTACAATCTTAAGTGCTTGATCGTCTAGTTTATTGTCAGTTCTAGCAACATAGGCTTCTAATAGGTCTACTACAAGCTTCTTAACTGAATCTGACTTCAAGAAGGCGAATAGAATGGGCTTGATTAATACGATCATTGTTTTAGTGGACATTTAGGTGTACTTTTTTGCCAAGGTTTATACCAAGGCTTTGGTGGTTCTTTACATGCAAGAACCTTTTTCTCTGCTTTTTTAAATGCAGAAATAGGGATTACATCACTACAGAGATGGTAAACACGTGAACCGGGAAGTAGCATAAAGCCTTTCTGTTGAAGTTTAGCACAGTTATCAATTCTAACTAGCTCATAATTCAACTTCATCTTCTCATGTTGTTGTTTAGCTATAGCTCTACAGCGTCTTAAACCTTCTCTATCTAAGGGTATCATGAAATTAATCTGACCACCCCAATTCTCAGCCATAGTATAGCTGGATGGACTCATAGAACCATCTTCAATATCCCAAGGTTTGGTATGATTCCCCATATAGAATGGAGAGAAAGTCATGGTACTACCATTACAGCTTATGTTTGGACCATAAACTTGTCTAGATGGAGCACCATTATTTTGAAATTGGACGGCTTGGTTGGTCACATTGCCCGTTGCAGCCGCCACGGGGTTAGAAGTATTGTTTGTCTCACCCTCTTCTGCACGAACTGGTGCTACTGAGAGAAGACTGATAAGGAGACCGTAGTAGAGGTAGTGTCGATTTCTCTTTCTATCTCTGTTACGGATAGCACTTGACTTGCGGCTCTTGTCACTACTTCGAGTGAAAAGGGATCTCCAGCTGTGTGAAGAGTGAATATTGAATCGGAATCCGCTATTCCTCCTGATGAAGCGGAGGTATGGGTTATATTCTCCCCACTCCACTTGTTCAATGCTGATCCGTAAGTTGTCGTCGTGATTTCCTCCACGATCTCTTGAGTTGTAGTCGTTGTTGAGTTCATGCTGCCTTGGGTGAATTGGGGCGTCACTAACTCTGCTCTTGCTACCGAGGGTGAAAACAGTAGGAAGAGTAATAGCCATTTGTTCATTCTTCCTTTTTCTTTGCCATAGGACAGTTAATTGGTTTACCTTTATCTTTACTGTTACCAGTAGACAAGCCAAAAGTAGCCAGAGCTCCCGTAAACACACTTGCCACGAACGTGATATCTGAGTTACCGGATTTCTTAACCATGGGCAGTTCCACATAGTTTAAAGTTATGATAAACCCGGACCAAACAACAACTCCCAAACGCACAAAAGTTCCAAGAATCTGTATTTGTTGTTCTTGATCTTCTATTCCGTCTTTGAGTTTTTTGATGAGTCCTTTTTTTTCTTCTGGTTTTCCTTCCATTTATTAACTTTAGCTTGTAGTTGCTTTTGAACTTTCTTTTTAATTGGTTCAAATAAAGATTGAGTAACAGTGGTTGTTGCTACTGCTATGACAGCTG